AACCATCTATTGGTAAATCAATGGTAAATGGTTCCATCACTGCATACTTTGAAGATTCAACTTTGATCGACAAATTCATTAATGAAACATCTTCAAGTCTTTCTTTCACATTGACTGATGCTGCTGGTAACGACTATTTGTTTGAATTGCCAAATGTTAAATACAATTCAGGAAACCCTGAAGTCGGCGGAGCAGGGGCTGTGACAGTATCTTTAGATTTCGTAGCCTTATACGATTCTGGTGATGCTTCGCAGATTGTTATTACAAGAACTGCTGCGTAAAAAAATGGGGCAGAAATGCCCCTAACTAACTGGAGATATAAATGGATATTAAAGAACTTTATACGGCTGTGCCGCATGAAGAAGGGGCAGAGATTCGTATTGAAAATCCAAATGACGGGAAAGAAACTGATTTCTATATTCACGTTAAGGGAATAGACTCAAAGTCATATAGAGAAGCTGTCAGAGCCTATCATCGTAAATTGCTTAATAAAGAAGATGGTGGTGAAATTGATTTACTGGTGGCTGTAACGAAAAGCTGGCGCGGTTTAAAAAGCGGGAAAAATGAAATCCAGTTTACAGAAAAAACGGCTCGTGAGTTATATCTAAACTCGCCAGCCATTGCATCTCAAGTAGACAAGTTTGTAGCTGATAGGAAAAATTTTATCAAGGGCTAACAAAGGAGTTAGAAACTTTTGCTAAATGGCAGTTTTGGGCTGCTGGATATGACAAAGGTTCCAAAGTTAGCCGGTTAGATAATCTAAAGCAAGTTGCAAAGTCTTTAGGCCGAAATCCTAAAGAGCTTGATGATGAACCATTACTCAGGGATGAGTTAGCTTATCTCTGGGTTTTGTTTGTCTCTCTAAAAAATTCATCGTCTGGCGTTATAAGTTATAATGAAATTCAGGCTTATATGTCGATATATGGAAACTTATCTACCTTTGAAGTTGATATTATTCGGCACTTAGATACCTTGCACTTTAGAGAGACAAATAAAAATGGCTTCAACTGACTTATCAGAACTTAAACTTAAACTAACTACCGATGGCGTAACACAAGCTACTGATGAGTTAGAGTCTTTAGGTAACACAGCTAAGAATGCCGAAGCCAAAGTAGAAGGCTTATCTAAACGCGCTCGCAGCAACGTAGCTCCGATGAAGAACATGAGAGCGCAGGCGCAACAAGTTTCTTATCAATTGCAAGATATTGCAGTTCAAGCCCAAATGGGAACTGATAAATTAATCATCTTAGGCCAACAGGGGCCGCAATTAGCTTCCGTATTTGGCCCTGGCGGTGCTGTGATTGGTGCTTTTATAGCATTTGGTTCCATAATTGCCGGAACACTGTTAAAGATGGGAGGAGCAAAAACTGCTACTGAACAACTTGAGCAGGCATTAGGTCGCCTTGGCAATAAAGCTATTGACGTAAAAAATAATATATATGAATTAAATGGCAGGATTTTAGAGCTGGCAGAAAGATCAACTGTTGCTGCTAAAGCGGAATTAATATCTTTAGGTGTTGAGGCTGAAAACGCATTTAAAGCAACCGGCAGAACTATTACTGAAACTAATGAAGCTATAGCTGGAGTAAGAATAAGTACGGTTAGCAAACAATTAGACCAGCTTAAGAAGAAAGGTCTGACAGCAACTGATTTGGTTAATCTTGGCGATTACGAATCAAGCATAGCTGGGCTTAGTTATTTGCAGGACGCTGTTTTAGAAGTTGCTGATGAGTTTAATTTAACAAATGATCAAGCACTTGCGTTTCTTGAAGGCGCGTCAAAGATAGGTAAAGGATCAACTGTTGAAGATTACAATAAATTTGCTAATGTAATAGATGAGCTTACCGTTTCTGTAAAAGGAGGAAACGAAGAATTTAGAGCATTCAGGGAAGGTATTAGGGATCAAGTATTCAGCTTGCAGGATTTTGTCGGTCAAGCCGAACTTTCCAAAAATGCGTTAGAAGCGTTTACTCAAAGTGGGGTAGAAGGTTTAAAGCAATATACAGAAGGAGCTACCGCTGAAGCTGAGAAAGTCTCTGATGCAAAAGCAAAATCTGTTGCGGCTCAAATTAAGGAAGAAGAAAGATTAGAAGAACAGTTAAGGATGTTCTTTTTGAAGTCTTCTGAGGAGCAGGCAAAAGGAGTTGCAAAATTAGAAAGTGACTTAGATGCATTCTTCGCAGCTAGAGGAGCTAGAATTGCTACGGAAGATCAAAAGCGAATAGATTCTGCAATTCAGTTTGCCAATCAAATGGCAAGAGTTGGCGAGTCTGAGATTGAGTCATTTATAAACACCCAAGCCGAACAAAGGGCAATTCTTGATCAAAGCCTAGCTGACAAACTTATTAGTTATGAACTTTATACAGAAGCCGTAAAAGGCTTAAATGATGAGTTAAACGCATATACTTTAGAAAAGAATAAAACATATCTGGACGAGTGGTTTGCTAAGGTTGAGGAAACTACTTTTAACATAGATATGATGCAAACCGAAATGGCTTCAAGTTTACAGTCAGGATTTGCTGGCGCTATAGAAGGATTCCTCTCAGGTACTCAGACAGCAAAAGAAGCTGTTAAAGGTCTTGTTATGAGTATAGGGCAAAACATGGTTAGCATGATAGCTAATAATTTAGCTCAACTTGCCGCTGCATACGTTGTTCAGAAAATTATGGGCAAAACAGCAGAAGCCAGCGCCGCATCAGCCATGGTAGCGAATGCATTAGCTACTCAACAACTGGCAGCATTGGCCGCCTTTGCTTCTACAGCGGCTATTCCAGTTGTAGGGCCAGGATTAGCTCCTGCTGCCGCTGCCGCTGCACTAGCAGCAACTACCCCCATGGTAACAGCAGTAACAGCTTTTAGTACAACCGCAACAGCGGCAAGGGCATTGGGCGGCCAAGTTAGGGGCGGCGAATCTTATCTTGTTGGGGAGCGAGGCCCAGAGCTATTAACTATGGGAACTTCTGGTAGAATAGCGACTAACGAGAACCTAAAGAAAGCAGTTGGATCGCAAGGTGAGACAGTACAGCAGAATGTAAGTGTAAACTTCAGTATTCAAGCTAACGACACCGCTGGGTTTGACAGGCTGCTTAATTCTCGCAGAGGTCAGATTATTTCTATGATTAACCAAGCGGTCAATGATCGCGGAAGAGCATCCTTAGCATGAGTGGAATATACCCGGCATCACCCATATTTAAGTCTGTAGGGTTTAAGAGTCAGCACTACAATCTTTCTAGCGAAAGTCTATCTGGCCGAACTCAAGTTAGGAATATTGGCGGTCAACGGTTTGAGTTTTCAGCAGATTACTCAAGATTAAGCCGCTCTGAATTTGCTCCAGTACTCGCTTTTATTATGTCTCAGCGTGGTATGGCTGAAACATTCTCCATTGTCTTGCCGGAAATAAGCTCAAAAAGTGGTACAGCTACCGGGGCAGTATTGACTAACGGCCCAGCAAGCATTGGAGCAACGTCTGTAGTCATTGATGGTTTAGTAGGCACATTAAAAGCAGGCGATATGGTTAAATTTGATAATCACTCCAAGGTTTACATGATTACCGCCGACCTTACTGGCCCCGGTACATTATCTATTCAGCCAGCATTAAGGGTAGCACTTACAAACAATCTTGGCGTTACTTACGATAATGTGCCATTTCTAGTTCGTTTAGATAACGATGTGCAGGAATATTCTTTAAGTTCATCTTCTCTGTTAGACTATGAGGTAGATTTCATAGAGGCAGTTTAATGACCAGATTAATCGACTCAGCAACCATTGCAGAACTTGCAAAGGATGACTTTAACCTTGCCACCCTAATTCGCTTTGACTTCAGCTCCGTATTATATCTTACAGATTGGGATAGAGACATCTCCGCATTGTCGGCTACTTGGAATAGCAGCCCCCATTTCTTGGGCGTTGGAGATGTAAAAGAAACGTCTGATTTGCGCGTCAATACTGTAGATATAACATTATCTGGCGTTGAACAATCTTATGTCAGCTTGTTTCTTTCCCAAAACTACATAGACGTTCCTGCCAGAATTTACCGAGCAGTATTAGACGACAATGATGTTGTTATCGGAAGCCCTATACTTGTTTTTAATGGAGTGATAACTAGCTACGACATTCAGGATTCTAAGTCAGACAGTACAGTAACAGTGCAAATTGCATCTCATTGGAAAGACTTTGAGAAAGAGAATGGCCGAAAAACAAACGACAATTCCCAAAAGATTCATTTCCCGAACGATGAAGGATTTGAGTTTGCGGCTAAAACTATCAAAGATTTGAAGTGGGGACGTAAATAATGGCAGTGTTCGCAGCAATAGTTATTGCCGTTGTAGGCGCTTCGTATGTAATGACGAAGCAAGCTATGAAGAAAGCAAAGGCGCAAGCGGATGCAATGGCTGGGGTGTTGGTTAATAAAGAATCTAACATTGAGCCTATTCCGGTTATTTATGGGGATCGCAGAGTTGGCGGCGTTCGAGTGTTTGTATCGACTAAAGATTTCCCTGGTGGAGACAAGAACGAATTTTTATACATAGCTTTGGTAATGGCTGAGGGTGAAGTTGAGTCTATTAGTAATATTTACATTGATGACGTTCCAATTACTGATCCAAAATATTCTGGACTATACACCATTAATGTTCACCTTGGCGCAGATGATCAGGCTTACGATCCATTATTAACAGAAGCTAATGCTGGATGGACTAGCAATCATAGGCTGCAAGGCGTAGCTTATCTTGCCATTAAACTTAAATGGGACTCTGATGTATTTCAGGGAGTTCCAGACATTACCGCAGTTGTAAGGGGTCGCAAAGTTTATGACCCTAGAACAGGACATACAGCTTACAGCAGTAATCCAGCGTTATGCATTCGAGATTATTTAACAAATAACCGTTATGGTAAAGGATTGCCTTTATCAGCTATTGATGATGTCGCTTTCTCTGCCGCAGCAAATGATTGTGATGCTTCTGTAGTATTGTATGAAGGAGGATCAGTAGGAAACTTATTTCAAACTAACGCAGTTTTACAAACTGATGAAAGTATTTTTGATAACTTAGAAAAAATGCTGATGGGTTGCAGAGGATTTCTTCCTTACAATCAGGGCAAGTACAGTCTTATTATTGATAAAGCCAGATCAAGCGTTTACGAATTTGATACAGATACCATCATTGGCGGGCTACAAATTAAGGGTGAGTCTAAAGAAAGTAAGTTTAACCGAGTTGTAGTTAAGTTTGCTAATCCAGAAGTAGATTATCAGCCTGACCAAGCTGTTTGGCCGGAAGCAGGATCGGCTGAAGAAAGCCAATTTTTAAGTGAAGATAACGGCACATTGTTAGTTAGTGAAATAGAGTTGGAAACTGTTGCTAACTATTATATTGCCAGAGACTTAGCGCGCGTAATATTAAAGCGGTCAAGAAACGCTCTAAGATGTTCATTTAGAACTACCAGCGAAGCATTACAGTTATCTGTTGCTGATGTTGTCAATGTTACTCACCCTACCCCAGGCTGGGCTGCAAAGCCATTCCAGATTGAATCTATCTCTATGAATTATGACGGAACCTGCTCGGTTTCCTTGCTAGAGTACGACTCGACAATTTACACTTATGACTTGGCAGCAGAGCAAAAAGTATATCCAGATACTGATTTACCCAATCCATTTGCTGTGGCCCCACCAACCAATTTAACGGCAACTTCAACTACAATTATAGCTGATGATGGAACTTTGCTCCCATCGTTAAGACTTAATTGGACTGCCAGTGCTGATTCTTTTGTAAGTAGATATGAGGTGCAATATCAACGCGGATCTGCAATTGTAGATTACGGGAGTATTGCATCAGAATATGAGGTTAGTGAAAACTACGGTTTGATTGTCGATGCTGCTTCGGTGCTGCTTGATTACGGATCAATTGATTCACCTACTGAAACAGATGAGCCTGATTACAATTCGGCATTTGTTTCTACAACGCAATACATATTAAAAAGCATAACTCCAAGTTCTAATTACAATATCCGAATTAGAGCAATAAATGATCTTGGCGTTAGAAGTAATTTCATTACTATTTCAGGTCTTGCCGAAGGAGATATTGATCCTCCTGCCATTCCAGAATCAGTTGTTGCTACTGGCAGCTTGCGCGAAATAACATTGAGTTGGGTTCGTCCTACTGACCCTGATTATAGCCATGTTCAAGTATGGGAAAACAGTGTAAACAATGTTGAAACGGCAACACAAGTAGCAGTTGCTGGAGGCGATTATTTTAGTCGTACTGGTCTTGGTTACAACGTTTTAAAATACTACTGGCTAAAGTCAGTTGATTACAGCGGCAATGTATCAGACTTCTCAGCCGTTGCATCTGCTACAACATTATTTGTTGATTCTGATTCGTTTAGTGAGCAAGTAAATAACCTGTTTAGCGAAGCTGGTGCTTATGGCATTGAGCCTGTAGCTACGCTTCCTGCTGTCGGAGATTTTGACGGGCAGATTAAATACGACACAACAAACAATAAGCTGTGGCGATGGGACGCTACAAGTTCAGTTTGGACTGATGACATTTTCTCTATTGAGGCAGGAACTGTAGACGCTGTTTCATTTGCTGAAGGCATTGAGCCTATTAGTATAGTAACTACATTACCAAACCCATCAGGATATACCGGGCCAAAATTACTATTTCTTACAACTGACAGCAAAATCTATAGATACACCGGGTCAGCTTTTGTTACCTCTATTCCTGCTGCTGATGTGTCTGGCGCTTTGGCTGCTGCCAACTTTCCAAGTAACTTGCGCCCGATTGAGATTGTTACAGTATTACCAACGACAGGTAACTTCCAAGGTAGACAGGTATTCTTAACGACAGACAATAAAACTTACCGATATACCGGTACTGCATTTATT